AGGGTAATCTAAATCTTGATCAGTACCATAACCGCTAAATGGTCTAAGGGTCAATACCTTTGTACCTTCTTCACGCAAGTAATTCATAAGCATTTCACCGGTTAGTTTTGTCCAGCCATAGGTCATATCCGGCTTACCTATTTTGTTAAAATTTATATCCTTTTCTTTTAACTTCTTTTTCTTTGCCAAAGTTTGTAGCTCTATTGGATAAGCGGCAGATGATGAGAAGTACACAACATAAGGCTGTTCGGTTCGCATAGCCCAGGTAGCAAACTCAGCATCAATGGCTAAATCAACAGCTAGTGATAATGGTTCATTTTCTATAACCATGCGGCCACCAACTAAAGCGGCTAGATGTATTACTAGATCATATTGTTTTTTCTCTAACTGAAAGAATTTACGGCAATCAACACCTTGCTTTAAATCAACTAAAGTTAAATTGGCATAAGGTAGCGCACGCCTAAAGGAACGGCCTACAAAGCCATGTGAACCGGTAATTAGTATGTTCATCTATATTTTCTAACCAACTCTGCATACTCCGCGCTTGCTAAGTATCTTTGCAGTATAAGTAAATCCTGTTCATACCACTTAGGTTGATTAACCCGGGCATACCCTTCATCCATCTCAGCCTTGCCTGCTACTGGGTGCAAGTGTTCAATAATTACATTTGGTAAGTACTTTAAGTAATTTAAATCTAACCCTAATTGCTTTACAAAGTTATCAAAGAATAAATGTATGCAACCTGGGAATGTCATACCGCGCAGTTCATTTACCAAATCCCGACTCATGCCAAAGGCTGTTGGCAAGTTAGCACCTTGCAATAAATCATCACCATAAACAATACCGGTGTTGTGTGCTAACGCTTCCATAAAGGCTTTATCCCAGTTTTCGGTTCTAGGTAAGTGATCATCACCCATGAAAACAAAATAATCATAAAAAGGAAACTTAGTAATATCCAACAGATAAACCGCACCGGTATTAAGAGAAGCGGCACAACCACCTGTTTTATTATCCGCTGGTAAAACTTTGTATCGGTCATGGTTTGTATATTCCACCCAACGCGGATCATCATTATCTACAATAAAATAAAGATCGGCTTCTGTATTAGTATCTATAAAGGCTTTGGCCAGCCGATCCGCATTTTCAGGCCTGCCCCTACTGGGTACAACCACGCACATCTTCATGGCCATAGGGTAGGGGATAAGGCTGACTTACTTCTTAGATATAAGGATTTCGTATAGCGTGTCTATTTTTTCTTCAATGCGCGATACCCGACCTTCTAGGTTATGCCGGCCATTATTATCAGGCTTCAACTCACTTAGATAGTGTTTAGTCAGCCAACGCACTGATGCCACTAGCGAACCAACAATTGTTACAGTTGATACGGCCAGTGCCAGGATGTCATTCATAGTCATTTACTATTGATGCCAAACTTATCATCTTTAGGATCAAAATAGCGTGCTAAAGGTGCGACAATCGCGCCAGCAAGAACCGCATACTCAGGTGACCAATCAGCGACCAAAGCCAATACAGTTGTGATGGTAGCCGCGGCAATGCTTCGGGCATACGACTTAAGAATCTCTTTTTTCTTTTTATCTAATTTCATTTTAATCCTAACTCTTTTATTTTTTGTTTAACTTCATTTTGGTCTAACGCAATTTCAAAGTGCATATCATCTTTACGCCGTTTGTAATTGCCACCCCAAGTCAAACCATATTTAGTTATGAGTAGGTTAATTGTATTACGCTGATGCTTATTAAATGTATTTGACTTGCCCAACGGATGCTTAATTGCATTTAAATCTATAGCTGTACCGGATGCGTGGTTACTTAAAATTCTATCTGATCCACGGGTCTGCCTAAAAGCATAACCCCAATCATCTAACTGGCCTTCATCTATCGGTTCAACTAGCTCATGGAAATCTTTGGCAAAACTTACCAGGATTGGTGCAACGGCTTTGGCACATGCAAACCTGATCTTTGTACCTGGCACTGTAAAGGTTTCAATGCCTAATGCCTTGCGATCTTCACTAGCCGGCCAACCATTGGGGCTGGTAAGTTCTCTAATAATGGCCATCACCTACATGCTTATGAAAGCAATAACCTTGCTTCTTCTTCGGTGATTCCCAAGCGATCTAATAAATCAGCCTTAGCAATTGCATCAGCGGCCTTCTTTGCTTCTTCTGCCGCTTTTTGTTCAGCATATTGTTCAGCCATAACCTCACGCTCTGCTATCTCTGCCTCGGTTAATGCAATCTCTTGCACCTCACCAGTTGAGCAATCTACTACGATCTTGTTAGTCATTTTTTCTCCTTATGCGTTAGATATTCCATATAGATAAGCGGTTGTATATTGTGAAAATGTTAAACCTGTAAAACCAATAGAAGTTATGGCAGCAGTTTGTGACCAAAGACCAGCAGTTAAATTCATATACTGTGTTGCGGCATTAGTTTCAGCCACACCATCTACTGAAAATGATTTATTGTTTGAAGATGTATAATTTGGTATATAAATTTCAGCATTGGAAAAAGTATTTGCTGTAGCAGTTGACCCAACTCCTTGAAAAATAAAATTTGTACCTGTTGATGAAATAGCACTTGAACCACTTCCTTGAAGGTATCTAGTACTAAAATTAGAAGTTGAACCATTAAAAGAAATAAACACGCTACTATAAACATCAGCGTAACTTGCTCTAGTGCTTAATTTAACTAATAAATCAGTATAAGTTGCAGGTATGGAAGTAAAGTCAATGCTACTTGTACCACCTGAGCCTACTGTTACGGATGAAATTAAAGTATATGTAGTTGCCATTATTCCGCCTTAATTCCGTAGAGGGTAAAGGTTGAGCCTGACTTAAAACTTAAAGCAAGTTCTACTGTAAACGATAATGAAGTTATTGCTGAAGTAGAACGCCATAAACCTGCCTTTGCTACTGTGTAACTTTCGGAAGTATCTTGACGAATTAAAACGCTTTTGTAAGTTGTGGTATTACTGTAATTATTAAATGAAGCCCTAACTATTGGCCAATCATTAGTGCTTTTATTAGAAGTACTACCTAAAAAGAAACTGGTTGCACTAGTATTTCTATTGCTACTAGCAGCACTACCATTTCCCGTCAAATTAGTTTGACTATAATTACTTCCTGAATCACTATTTATAGTACAGAATAAATCTATACCAGCGGAATTTTGTGCGCCAGTACATCTAGTCATTAATACTAAAACTAAATCAGTATAAGAACCACTAATAGTGCTAAAGGTTACAGTAGCAGTATCACTACCTAAAGTAGTACTCGCTATCTTTTCATATGTGGCTGTCATTTAAGCACCTTTAATTCCGTATAGCGCGAAAGAACTGTATTCGGTTAAAGTTGTACTAGTTGGATATAAAGTGATTTTAGTTATAGCATTTGTATTCATCCATAAACCCGAATCTAAATGTACAAACCCATTACCATTACTATCCCATCCTGATAACATTCTTAAAACTTTATTTTTATTTGTGTTTGCATAATCTAAAATATCCATTACACCGACACCAAAAATACCAGCACCGCCACCTAATCCACCCCAATACATTGTTCTTAAGCGAGTGCCGCCTGTGGCTTGACTTTGAGCCCCTACCGAAGAACCTGTGCCATACAATTCGTGCCAATAATAATTAGCAGTATTTGCATCATCATTAAATTTAACATTTAATTCAGTGCTAGCAGATGTTGTTCTTCCCAATAATCTAATCTGTAAATGTGTGTATGTAGATGGGATAGATGTAAAGTTAATTTCAGATGTACCACCTGAGCCAACAGTTACAGTAGCAATAGACTCATAACTACCGCCTGCACCTGCGGCCGCACCACCACTATCTAATATCCCAAGAATTAAAGACATTAGGCAATGCCACCTACGATATACCAAGAATCTGTACTGACTTTGATTAAACTTGCCGCTTTAAATTGTCCGGTAATTGTTGGGTTAGTAGATACCGCACCACTTGATGCAAGCGTTACACCTGATCCCTGAATAATAGATACTGTGCCGGCTGCCCCAATTTTAATAACATTTACTACGCTTCCAGTTGTCATTGCCACATCTGTAAAGGCTGGCACTGTAATTGTAGTTGTGCCGGTATTTGAATATGTAATAAGTTTATTATCTGCATCAGTTACAACTAAGGTATCTGATGTGGCCGTTACTGCCCTAACTGCAAGGTTGGCGATTGAGTTCATCTGCGCCGCTGTAAGTACCTGACCAACTGAAAAGGTTGCCATCTATATTCTCCTAATAGGCCAATGAATCTTCATCTAAAATTCCATCAACAGTAGAGTCTAGCAAAAATCCTGATGCAAAGGGTTGAGCGCATGTAAAATTTACTAGGAAAGATTTAGGGGTGATCTGATAGGTAAGGCCTGTTATTACGCTATCTGTAACCACATTGCCAGCCGGTAAGGTTTGAGTTACTTCTATTGGATCAAATACATCTAAATTTAAAGCGGCTATCACCCGGCTAGAATCATCCTCACCAAAGGCATCAACTGTTAATGAGTTGAGCTGTAAATTTACGCCTTGCTCTTTTCGGCTTGCAATAATCATTCTTGCTTGATTAAGCGCATCCGCTTCTGTTTGCATGATGCCGCTTCTTACCCGGCTATGCTGAAAGTAATCATCAATGCTTGCCGTATCGCTGGCAGTTTGCCCGGTCAATCCTGTTGGGGTAACTGTTACTTTATTGATCATCTGATAATCTGATATATCAAATTCCACTGCCTGATAGGTAATATCACCTGATCCCGGCACATCACTAAAGGCTGTTGCCGCACCACCTGATGCGGTAATAATGTCAGTGCGTGATAAGAACTTTGCATAGCCGCGTTGATCCATATAAAAAGAACCTAAATCGGTGGCTTCTACTTCCTGGCAGGCGGCTAACAATGATCTTGAACTACCGCCATCTGCCTGAACTGTTGTGGTTGTAGTTGTAGATATATCACGCATACCACCCGGCCATTCGCCGGCATCTAACAAACTTGAAATTCTTTGTGCGGTAGTTTGTCCGGCAGTGCCACCACTAACTGATGTGATTGTAGTTAAGTTTAATAATTGGAATCCATCTACACATGACAAAGTTACATAGGCTGGATCAAATCCGGTAGGGCTTTGATAATTCCATTCTTGAACATACATAGAACCTAAGTTATATGTAACACCTAAATACTCTGCCGTAAAGCGAATCTTACGCATAGGTTTAATCTTGCCGTACAAAGAAGAACCGGTATTGGCTGGATTAAACTCACCGGTTTCATCAACAAATGTAATGCGTGCAGTACCACCGGTAAATGAATCTGATGATCTATTAAATGCACGCCGGATATAGCACTGAGTTACAAAGTCTGTTATATCAACTGTATCAGCGGCGGCAGTACCTAGTACCGCTATATCTAAAGGCGTTGCAGGATCATCTAACACTAATGCTGGATCAAATGAAGCACCGCCGGAGAAGTCAATCTCAGCTCTAAATTTTGCCGCTGGCATTATCTTCCTAAGTTAGTTAATTGAGTTACCGCACCTGATCGGTTTAAGTTATACAAAGCATCCTGAATTACAGATTGCAATTCACCTTCTGATATAACTGATCCGGCTACATTGATATTTACAGTAGTTCCCATTCCACCCATTTTGTCTAAAGGTATAACCGCTTCTGCGCCGGCTTCACCAATCATTGCTAATGTAGGCTTAGTTACAACGCCACCTTCTGCCATCAATGGAATACCGCGCCTTGCCGCACCACTCTCTTTATATCTTTCAGCGGTAATCTCAGCCGCGCTCATTCCACTATAACCAGGTGTGCCAACTAGGTTTTGACCCAATTCAGTAAAGTAACCAGGTTGATACATACCTGATGTACTGGTAGGTATAACAATTTTTTTCTTACTTAATTCATCTAACAATGCAAGCATCTTGCGTAGTTCATCATTGGCAGAAAATAATGTGCGTAGATAAATCAAAACTTCAACAGTTGTAATGCCCCACTTTTTAGCCAACATTTCAACTTCACCAGTTGTAATTTGACCATCTTCAATAACTTTTAATACATCTACATAGCGTTGGGCTTCATCAACGGCAGACTTAGTGCCATCTGCCAACTTCTGTAATATCTTTACACGCAACTCATCTTCACCATTTAATTTACGGCTTAACGCCGCTTGTAGGTTGATCCGATCAAGATCAAACATAGCTGACAATTCAGCCTTCTTTTTATCTAATTCCTGTTGAGCACGCTTTTCTTTAGTAACGGCTTTTTCTCTAGCCAAAATATCTTTTTGTATTTTTGCTAAAATTTGTTCTGTGGTTAATTCTTTTTTGCCATATAATCTTTGCTTTTCTAACGCATCAATTGTTAATTGTGATAAACCTAAATAACCGCGTTCTTGCAATATGCGCTGTTCTCTTACTTTAATGCCTTCTTTTTCTAATCTTTGTAGGGTTACTGATTCGCCAACTAAACCTTCTAGTGCGACTAACGCTAAATCTAAATAACCACCTAAACCTTTATCGCCAAATGATTTTGCTGATCCAACTAAAATATCTGAAAATTGTGTAGCAGTAGTTTCAAGGGTTGCACCAAAAACATCTAATTTACCTTGTGCGCCGGTTATGTATGCGCCGGCAGTTAAAAATCCTAAACCCAAAGTTTCGGTGGCTTTGCCTGCGCTTATTTGAAAAGATTTTAATTGACCTGAAAATGTTTCAGTTTGTTTTTCTGCCGCACCCTGGTACTTATCAAGGCTCTGAATAATCTTAGTAAATCCAGCGGCCTTTGCTTCAGCGGTGGTGAACCCAATACCCAGGGATACTATTGATTTGTAATTACCAACTGCCGCTTTATTTATAGCATCTAAAACACTATTTAAATCCGCACCTGTCGCGGCTGATGTATCTAAAGCCGTGCTTAATAAAAATTGCGCTGATTGTAAATCTCCTGTTTGGCTTACCAGTTTTCTAAATGCAGGTACTAATTCTTCTCCAGTAACATTTGTTGCACGCTCTAAAGTATCTAAAAATCCTTTGACTTCAGGGAATCTAAATTCTTCATCAAGGCTTCTTAATGATAGTTGTAATTGCTTATCTAATCTTTCCTGGGCTAATGCCGCTTCAATTGATCGCTTAGTAAATAAGGCAAGGCCAGCGGCGGCGGCAACCCCACCGGCTTTGGCAAAGGCTCTTAATCTAAATGAACCGGTGGCAACTACCTTGTCAAAACCTTTTAACTCTTTGGTAGCACGCTCTAAACCTTTTTTATCAAACTTAGTTAAAAAGTTAATCGCAACATATTGACTTAGTGCCATGATTAACCCCTAAATTCTTTGCCTAGATATTTTTTCAATA